TAGCTACATTATCCTGTGGTTAATAATGCGATAGGCGACAAATTATAAATTACGAACAAATGAGAATTGTCAGCCACTTCTAGCTGTTCAGATACTAGGCGAATTTAATACGCAGCTTACACGCCAGTTATAAGCTGGAGGTGCAGCATCTATTCTAAGCCGACTCCTGCAAGGCTATAAGTTAATATTACCACATAAAAAATATAAATGTAAAGTTTAGGTTTAGATTATCCTTGAGTTAATCCTGTAACTCTTCCACCTTTTCTAGCTGCTCCACCTATAGGAGAAGATAATGATTCTTCTTGTGCTTGTAATCTTCTTACTCTTTCTTTTTCTTCAGCTGAACCAAACACTTGTGCTTCTACAAACTCTTCTATATCGTAACCTTCTCTTTCTGTCAATCCACCTGGTGTAACAGTTTCAGTTTCATCAATACTTTCTGGTTCAAATCTTCTAGCAAGTGTTGCTAATCTAGGAACTTCTTGTTCTGCAGCAGCAAATAATTGTCTAGCTTGAGCTTGTGTTAATCCTGCTCTTTCTAATGCTTGTACTTCATCAGCATTTAAATTAAATCCTCTAGCTTGTGCTTCTCCACCAATTTGAGCTTGAGTAATTCTTCCTTCTATAATTGCTTGACCAATATCTGGGTCAATAACAGAAGCAAGTATCTGATTATCATTTAAATCTAAATTAAAATTAGTAGCATAATATTCTCTAACTGCTGGAATGTTTTGTGTAATTCCATCACTTGCACTAGCTACTCTTTGTCTAAATTCATTTGGAGATATTCCTTTTTCAATTAATGTAGCAAAAGTATTTTCAAAATAGTCTTTATTCATTCCGTAATCTTCAATAGTTAAACCATAAGATTCTTTAACTGAAGCGTAATCAGATTCAGATAATCTGATAGTTCCATCTATTCTTATATTCTTAGGAAAGTAAGTTTCGTAATCTTCACTTTGTCTAACTGTAGATAAAGCTACATCTGAGTTTTGATTTTCAGAATAAGCAGTAGCGTATATTCTTATTAATGATTCAGGCAACCAAGGTAATAAAGCTCTAGCTTCTTTTAAAAATTCTTCCATTACAACATTCTCCTAACTCCAGGTCCAAAAGAACCAACTAAACTATTAAGAACATCTTGTTGTATTTTTTTAGAACCACCATCTTGTAAACCAGCATCAAATAATAATTGATTAGCTACCGAAACATCATTAGCTTTAAGAACATCTTGGAATAAATTAGATGTTTCATCAAGAGTACCTCCCCAAACATTAGTAGTAAAACCTCTCCAAGGAGTAGCTATTTCTTCATAAGTTAAACCTTCTTGATGAGTTTCTCCAAAAATTCCTCTCATCATATTTTTCATTGATTCTCTTATTTTTATTTCTGCATTTTTGTCATTTCTTACCATACCTGACCATATATTTATTTGTGAATCAGAAATATTCCCACCAAACACTGGGCCCATTTCTTCTTTGGCAAGATTTCTAACGAATGATTCACCTTCTCTTGTAGTTTCATAATCTATTGAGCCAGAAGTTATAAAATTATCTAAATCAGTATCTAAAGCTATATCTATACTTTGGTCTGCTAAAACTTTAATTTGGTCATCTGTGTATATATCAGTCCAAACTCCATCTTTACCCCCAGTTGTAAATTGTTCTGCTACCCAATTAACTAATTCATCTGAAGGATTGCTTATTCCTGCTTGTTGCATTGAGTTTCTAATTCGTATTCTATCGTCCTCTATTTTAGCCTTTGCGTCTGCAGGTAATCCTTTTACAAATTCCCCACTAGCAGATTGAGATAATAAAAACCAATTTCTTTGTTTTTGAGTACTACCTCTCCACCATTCGGTAGATTGCCATTCAGCATCACTAACTGTTCTACCTTCTAAAGTAGCTTCAGCTAATAACTCAACCATTTCTTCGTTATACAGCCAAGGTCTAATAGCAGCTTCTTTAGCTATTGTGTCAATAAAGGAAACCCAAGGACTTTGTGATGGGTCATAAATATTTGGGTCTGAAAGTTCTAGTGCATCACCAAATCTTATAGCTTTAGACCATTGTTCAGAACTAGGTGTTTTAATGCTTGATTCAACTTCAGGAAATTCAACTGGTCCAAATATATTTTTTAAATCTTCTAAACTTGAATCATAATAAACTGGTATTCCACTTCCTGGAATGAAATATACAATATAATATTCTCCATTAACATTCCAAAACTCAGCACCTGTTGGTATCGGAGCAACATCTCCTTCTGCAGCAAATCTTCCATAATCAAAACCAGTATATGGAGAGCCATCTTCATTTGTTATAACAACTTCGCCTTCATCATTGGTTGAATAATCTTTAGTATCATAACCTGTTTTACCTGCACCAACTTGACTTTCTCTTTGGTCCATAGGTGTTGAATCATCTTCTCCACCATAATCACCTACATAATCACCAGTTACTAATTCTCCAGTAGTATGTTCACCATATGTATCTTCGTAATTTATTTTATCTGCGTCTTTGTAACCTTCTCTACCTGGAACAGCACCTCTAAGCAACCTATCGTATTCTGATTCAGGTTTTCCATCAGGTCCTATTGGGTCATCAGGCATAGGTGTTTTATTAGCTGTTGTCCTAGCTCCGTTAGGCCCTATAACTATTACTTGTACTCTTTCAGGTATCATTTAATAATTTCCTTTGAGTCTTTTTTTATTTTTCGTACAGGCGTTATAGAAGCAGACGCATCTTCAACTAAACCTGATAATGCTTGAGATAATTTTCCAAATAATTTTCTAAAGTTGTTATCAAGTTGTTGGGTTTCCACAGTTGAATTTTGTCTATTTATCATAGGTTCTTCCCAAGGTTGAACATTCTTAGGTTGTAATTCTGGTGGAGTAGCAGGTCCAGGGTCAGGTCCAGGGTCAGGTTTCCTGAAAGGTATAGGACTATCTAGTTCTTCAAGAGTTAATAATTTTTTAAAAAATTGCATATAATTTGTTCCTAAATATTGCTCAAACATAGAAGAAATAGTAGAAAAATCTTCTCCTATTGCTTCAGCAGCATCAGATACTCTTTTTTGTAACCTCTCATCAAACTCCATTATTTTTTCAAATGTATCAGGGTATTTATTCATAAGTTTTCCACCTTTAAAAGGATTTGTTTCTTTAGATTCGTATGTGTAATCAGTATTGTTTACAAGGTCATCAGCAATACTTTTATCCACTAATACAGGTTGATTGTATTTATTATATAAAGTTACTCCTTCATCATCTTTATCTTCTTCTACAAGAGTTTCTATCTCCTCTTCGGTAACTTCTCTCCCTCTTGTTTCTTCTTTAATAAGGTTTTTAAAATTTTCAATTATTTCTTTATAAGATTCTTTATCTATTTTTTTTGCAATTTGTTCTTTTACATCTCCAGTAATATCTAATTCTTCATTTTGTTTTTCAAGACCTGCAGCATAAAAAGATTCTATAAAAATACTTAATGCTTTATTTCTATCTTCTTGCTTAGATACTTCATTATCACCTCTACCTTTAAATAACTCACCTTCAAGCATTGGTTTAACATAATCTTTATAAGCATTCCATAAAACTAAAGGGTCTCCTCCTGTTTTAAATGATTTAGGATTGTCTATTATTCTTTTTAAATAATGTCCTGCAAAAGCTATATTATTATCTAATTCTTTTAAATGCTCTTCAAATTCTTTTTGAGTTATATTTGTTTTTATTTTTTGTTTTTTTAAATAAGATTTTAATGTAGGGTCAGGATTACCTTTATCGTCAAAAAAAGAAGCAGCATTAATTTGAGTTATACCTATATCTTTTGTGCCGTTTTTATTTGTATTAATTTGTTTTTGGTCAAGATTTGATTCAAAATAAAATGTCATTAACGCAGCAGGTATATATTCTGCTGGTATTCCTAAATTTAAAAATTCTTCAGTTATACCTATTATTATTCCTGGTGGTTGTATAGGTATCGTATTATCTGGTTCTGTAAACTCTACCATTTATCCTCCTAATCCTTTTAATCTCATAACAGATTGTGCTATGTTACCAGCATTCATTCTAGCTACACCAACATCTTGTTGTCTTCCTAATACTCCAGCAAAATCTCCTCTTACTCTTTCAGCTAATTCTGCTTCAGCATCAAAAAGTGCTGGTGTTTCTTCAGTTACTGTTTTAGTAGTTCCTGCTTCTCTACCAACAATATTGACCATACCTTCTTTATCAAATTCTACAATAGGCTTACCAGCAGTAGTTACTTCTTCAACTTTAGGACCTTCTATTCCTATTCTTGTAATGTCTTCATCAGTATAAAATTCTTTTTCTTCTAAATTTTGCAATATTTTTTCATAATAATTTCTTTCTTTGTTACTAAAATTTATACCAGCTGCTTTTCCTATTGCATCTACTTTTTGTAATCGTAATGATTTGCTTGAAGGTTGATATGCTTTTGGTTCATATGCAGGTTGAGTTGGGTTTAATAAATTTAAATTGATAGCGTTATCATATCCAATTCCTGTTGAATAATTAGAAGCAGTCATAGCTTTAACTAAAGCACTTCTAGTTTTTTGTCCTGGTGTACCAAATTCAAAAGCATAATCAGCTTTAGATAACCAACCAACTTTTTCTAATCTTGTTTGTAATGTTTCTAAATCATCTACACCTAAACTGTCTAAAACAACATCTTCATCACCTGGATAATACCAAGCACCATTTTGATTTAAACCATTTAAATATACAGTTGAATCTACAAGGATAGGATTACCTTCGTCATCTACTCCAGTTTTAATTAAAGAAGGATAACCATAAGGAGTTTGAGCATCAGAATAATCTTGTTCAGATAGTACAATATCTGCACCTTTTTTACCATCATCATCATCATCTGAACCTAAACCCAAAGTAGCAGGTTTATCAGCAGTCCACCCTAAATTTTGATACTTCAACAATTCGGTTTCTTTAATTTCTAAAGATTTCCAGTTTCCTTCATCATCTTGTATATATATTGTCATAAATTTCCTTTTAAGGTGTATATTGATATTCTACAATGGATAGGAACTTTTCTCTATACAATCCAGCAAATTCAGGATATTCATTGACTACAGTAGCACCCCAGTCAAATAAATAATTTCTAATTTCTTGTGCTTTTTCTTCTCTTCCCAAGTAGTTTATAGCTTTTTCTTCACTGTAAGGTACTACTCTTCCTGCAGATGTTTCTTTTGATAATTCATTTTGCAAATAATCTACATAATGCATAAATCCTACATTGTCATCATCACCCCATAAAAATTTATTTAATCCTTCACCTGTTTCAGTTTTTAAAAGTCTGTTATCTTTAGATGCTCTTTTTAATTCTAAGAAAACTTGATACTTGTTTACTTTATTTGTTGTTTTTGCTCTATCTCTTGCATTAGTTCCAAAAGGAAATACTTGTAATAAATCTGCAGATATAGCTGCCTTTTGTGCATTGTAATCATCATCATTCAAAGTGCCATCTTCATTTGCTTTTTGATAAGGTCTTATTAATTTATTAAAAATAATATTGTAAGCTCTTTCTTGAGCTAATTCTTCCATTTCAGCTAATGTATAAGTTTCTCTTTTACCTTGGTCTATCTGGTTAAAAAAAGCATTTACATTTAATAAATCTATTTCATTTATATCAGGTGCAAAATAAGGTAATGTGTATTTATAATCTTCAGCCAATTCAGGATTATGTCTAATAAATTGTATTTCTTCATCTGTTGATGGTAATTTTACTCCTAGAGTTGTAGTTTTACCTTGAACTAAAAAAGCTGCTGTATAAATAGCGTCCCAATCATCAGGTGTTTCACCAATTAAACCAGCAACAAGTTGATATGCTAAAAATTCATCTCCAGGTTCTACAGAGTTAAGAGCCTGTCTAAATATTGCAGTAATAACTGCGTTAGTAAAATAGTCATCATCATATTTGCCCATACTGTAATCTGGTGGAAGAAGAGCTTGTAAAACTTCTGACAAGTTACTTCCTTCAAAAAATACTTCTGGGAAAGTTTCCATTAGTTCATCAGTTACTTCTAATTTATAAGCTGGTTCTACTCTAGGGGAAGAAGGTGCTATTCCTTTAGCAATAGATACATATGTTCCTGTTCTTTGAGCTAAATTAATTGCATCTTGATTAAATAATGCTAAGCCTTCTTCAGTTCTAGGGTCATAAGGTAATCTACCTTCAAGAAAAGCAACAGACAATATTTTTGCAGAAGCATCTACATCACTTTTCCATTGGTCTTCATCTATGCCACCTTTTGTAGCAGTATTATATGCTTTGCTCATATAAACAGGTAATTGCTCATCTACTTTTGGTACAGGACCTGGGTCTCCTAATCCATAAGGAAATATAATATCTTCTGCATCTTGCCAAGTTCCACTAGGTTGTTCTTTTCTTAAAGTTTTATATAAATATTTAGCTACTGGACCTACACCAGGAATATATGATTGAGTAAATAAGTTTGCTCCTGAAACAGGTGAAACTAATCTCATTTCTATTGATTCTTCTATTCCAGACAAATCTCTACCTTCAATTCCAAATATATATTCTTGTGCTTCTGAAGGAGCAGTTGTATAATATAATTCGTTTGCAACAGGGTCTTTATACATAAATCCATTTGATTTTCCTTTCTCTACAACTAACCCTATCTTTCTTAAACCTGCTGGATTTTGCTTAAACAATCTTGGGTAGTTTAAAGCTATTTCTTTCCAAGGTTCAAAGAAAGGAAATACAAGTCTTAAACCTTCTGCAGCATAACCTTTTTGAGACAAGTTATACAAAAGTCTATTGTGCATTTCTAAAGAATAATATTTTGCTGCTTCATTAATTTCATCTATTGTAAGTTTTGGTCCTGGGTTAGCTTCAACTGCTTTTTTAATAGAACCATATTTTTCTATCATATTCTTTCTTGCATTTTCATACATTAGTTTTACTTCTTTAGGAACTTTATATTTAACAATCATTTCGTCAAAATGTTTAAAAGAATCTACATCACCAAAAGGCATATACTTTGGAATTGCACTCCAATAATACTGAGTAAAAGTAGGTATTCTTTGTAACTGTGCATCTGGTAATTCTCCTAACCAGTACCATAATTTACTTGTACCATTATTAAGCCATTTTAAAAATTGAGCTTTTTCTTTAGGGTTAGAAACCCAATCAGGAACTGACAATACTGCTGGTGCTGAAGTATCATATTTGCTTCCTAAAAATTCTAAAACTTGTTTTTGATTATTTTCAGTCCATCTATTAAAACCACTTAAATTTATTTCTTTTCCGTTAAAATTAATTTTTCTATTAGCAATCATACCTAGTATTTCATTATCTGGTAAGTTACCAGTTTTTCCACCACCAGCTAAATCTATAATCCAATCTCTATAATCTTTTACATACCTAGCAGCATCATCATAACTAGCAACAGGATTAATAGGGTTTCCTTTAAAATCTACTCTTGTATCGTTTAATTGTTTTCTTATTTTCATTAAATCGCCTGACCAAAAATCATCTATAGTTGCAGTTAAATCTGTACCATCAAGAATTTCTTTAGCAATCTTTTTACCTAAATCACTTTCTATTGACCATCTTAAATTTAGTTGCCAACCTTGTACATAATTACCTTTAGGTATTATTTCTTTAGGAGTTGGTCTCCAAGAATTATTAATGTAATCTACCATAGCATCTTTTCCATAAACAGATGCTGGTCTTCTTGAAACTATACCCTGAACTACATCACCATATGCTTGTTTACCTGGTCCAGTCCAACCCATACTAAATGGTACTCCTTTAACATCAGAAGCATAATTTGCCCATACAAAAGCACGAGCTGGAGATTCAATCCAGTTATCTAAACCATCTAATCCCATTCTAAATTGACCTTCACCAAATATTCTTAAAGGCCAAGCTATACGAGTAATAAGTTGAGCTGTTGTCCATATTTTCTGACCAGGCCATAAAACATCATCAACTGTTGTGTAAATAGCATCAGGAACAAAATGTGTAAATTTATCTATAGTTTCATTAGTTTTATTTAATAATTTTTGTACAGGTAATTTAGAAGCTACATCATCTGACAAATTTTCTACAGCGTCAATTAAATATTTACCAAATTTAGTTTCATTAATTGGTTTGTTCGTCCATTTTTCTATTTTGCTTAATGTTCTTCTTATATTTTGTGGATTTCCAAGTGTCCAAGTTTCGTTAAAATGTTGCCCTACATCAAAAGGAGTAGGCATAGTTAAAGGTAAACCACCTGGTCCTGGAATAGTTCTTTGTCCTGTAAATATTTTTTCTATAGGAGTTAATGTTCCTCCTGGTGTTTTTTGTAAATCTGCCCAATAAGATTTCATATTTACATCTACATTTTTTATATTCCCTTGTAGCTCATCAAAATAATCATCTAGCTTAGATATAGCTCTTGAACCAAAACCATCAGCTTTTGCAGTAGCCTTAACTTGTTCTCTTAATTCGGTAAATAACACATCATCCATACCTTTTCTATTTCCTTGAATAGCAAAATTTGCAAATCTTTGTGCAAATTGATTAGCTATAGGTTTTGGAATTTTAAACTCTACTAAGTATTGATTAAAAACTTTTACTGATGTATTTACATCTTCGTATAAAGCACCTTCATCAGGAGTCCATTCACCAAATTTTGTATAAGGAGAATTAGGTTTTTTTGTACCATTAATAATATTTCTACTGTACCCAATACTTCCCATAGTTCTATCAAGTTTAGGTATATTTTGTGTTGTTGATGAAAATTTTGTAATAATATCTTTAACTAAATCTGGTGTGTTTGCTCTAGTTAATTGTAATGCAAAATCTGCGTCTCCAACAACATCAAATATTTGTTTAAAATCTTTAGATTCTGCTAACGCTTTTAAATGTGGTAGAGCTTTTTCACTGTTAACAAACTCATCAATAAGAACTGGTATTTTTTCCATATCTCCTTTTTGAAATGCTGTAGTTATTTTTCCAGATATACTATTTGCATATTTTATAGATTTAAAAAGACTACCTGCAACTAACGCAGGGTCAGTGTATATAACTTTATAAAAATCTAATACTCCAGAAACACCTCCGTATATTTTACTATCAGGGTCTATTCCAATTAAATCTTCTACATATCTTCCTGCAGTAATATTTCTTCCTTGGTATTTTGGAGCTTCTCTCATTTGCATAGCTTCATTAGCTATAGGACCTTGTGGAAAAAAACCTTCTCCTAAACTATCCCACACAGCACCTGGACTTTCTCCATTTTTTATTTTCTCTGAAGCTAAACCAAATGTTGATGGACCAGCATTTTTATAATTATCTGTAAAACTTGTACCTGTAAATTTTTCTAGTAATTTAACATTGCCAGTAGTTAAAGCTGCCATTACTAAACCTGCTCCAGCTAACTGACCTGTTTTTTCCATTTTTGATTGTTCGTCTCTTATTGCAGCAATATCACCTATTGTTACATTTGGGTCTCCAGCTTTATGTCTTTCAATTAATGCTTTTTCTTGTTCTTTTAATCCACCAGATAATTTTTGGAAAGGTTCTTCAATATCACCAGCTGTCATAACTCCTGTTCTAAGTGGTCTATTAACTATTCCATTAGCAGCAGCATCAAATAATCCTATTAAAATTCTTGAGATTCCTTTAAAAGTTCCATAAATAGGTTCGTTTTTATAACTTGATTTTTCCCAAAATTTAAATCCTTCAGGTAATTTAAATTGCTCACCTATAGAATTAAATACTTTTCCGTAAGTTGAATTAAACATAAGAGAGTTAGTTACATCATTACCATACTGGTTAGGAAATGAAGGTTGTGATTTAGGAACGGCTTTGTATTGTAGTGCTAATAATTTTTCAAATTCTTCATCTGAAAGATTTTTATATACTGCATTTGATATTAACCCTTGCATAGCACCAGGATATTTTTTAGCTAATTCTTTTGTTCTGTCTACTTGTTCTGGTGTTACTTCAGCTTTTTTATTGTTATATAGAATTTCTCTTTTACGATTAAGTTCTTGATTTCTAATGTACTTTTCACCAAAAGAGTATGGTCCAACAATATCGCTTACCATTTTATAAGTTGTAACTATATATTCTTCTTAAAGCATCTACATCTGAATTTCCTGCTAAATCTGCTAAAACAGCAAAATTCATATCGCCTTCTTCTTGTGGTGTAATAGTTGGTGGTATAGCACCAGCTGTAAGTCCTTCTCCTGGAAAATCTGTATCTCTTAAAATCTCAAAATTAGTTCTTCCAACAGAATCTCCATTTATTGTTTCTGTTCCTGATGTAGCTATTGAACCTGATACTGTTTCTTCCTGACCTGGGTTAACAGCAGCATTATTTACATTATCTTGTGTATTTCTTGCAGCAGGAGGTATATTATTATTTCTTCCAGTAATTTCTTTAAAGTTTACATTATCTACATTTCTCAATCTTTCATTTAAATCTTCAGTAGTACCATACATTTGATTTGTATACATTGGTTTAGGTGCTCTCGTCATCTTCTTCCTCCTCTTCGTAGTAAGCGAATGTTGAGCTAATAATCATATAACCAAATGGGAACATTAATGGAGGTAGTTGGTCTGTGTATATTTTGGGTTCTTGTAGTTTAGCTTCAAGTAATATATCCTCGCACTGTTCATCAACATCAAACAATGAGTTATGAACAATTTCAGCAAATTCTTTATTAATGTTATGAGACATTATCCACCTAGCCCTTGTAACATTTGAGCAATTCCAGGTGGTGGTCCTTGTGGTGGCAAGGATTGTCCACCTGGTCCTGCTTGTTCTACAAAAGAAACTTCTTCCTCTGTCATTTGAGGTTCTTGAGGAGT